TGTTTTGGATCTGCGATGGTCAGAATATCTTCTGCTCTCATCATCAGTTCTTCTTGTTCTGTGGCACCATTTGCCCAGGGTTCCATACGGTCTTCACTATAGAAGCGATATGGTTTGATCAACTTGCAGTTTGGATCACCCAGTTCGGCATCAACCTCCACTACCTCTGAGATAATAACATTATCTACATCAAGAAGCAAGCACTTGATATCCTTATCCATTTAGTTTTTCCTCATAAAGTTTGACGACATCTTCAACAGGTTCAACTACAGTGACCACAGAGTCCGTAGGGACAAGAATGTTCTCATCCTTAGAAAGAAGAATCCAAGAGGACATGGTAATTTCTACACTAGTCCTATCCTCATCTTCCTCCATAAACATAGGTCTGGTTGCCACGACAACATGGGGTTTATTAAGAATATACCCATGAGTATCTTCACCTCTAACCAACTCTTTTGTGTCAGCAATGATCTGATCTCCAGACTTAAGCAGTACCAGTTTGATAGACATAGTATGTATTAACTTGAAATTTATTATAGCATAGGAAAGAGGGGTATTGCTACCCCCCATATTTTATTTAAATATTAATCAATTTCTTCTCTTTCTTTACTTCATTGGCACTTTCTCTACCAACTGCTTGTGGAATAGATCCAAGAACTGCATATGGTTTGATGTTATAATTTTTTAATCTAGATGATGCATAGTCCATGATAAGTCGATCAATTGCTTCAAGATGATCAACGGCACATTTTCGATTAGTATCAAGTTCATCGTGTGAAGCAGCTTTCGAATCAAACAAAGCAATATTCATTGTATCCTCATTATCAACAAAGTTTTTCATAATTTGATACATTGTTCGCAAAACGCGAGTAGGATCTCCTGATCCAGCATTAACTCCATAAGTATTCAGCAAATCAGCCCCAATACCAAGACTATCCAAAAATTCTTGTGCTTCTTTTCTCTCATACGAGTCAATAACCCCTTTACGAGAAAAATCTTTCACAACCTTTGCAGCAATTCCTTCAATCTTTTGAGAACTCAGATTAAGATCCAAAGTGGAGATCCATTCCTTAACCGAATCCTTAGTCTGATCATCACGTTTTGAAAAACGTTTACGAGCAAGTTCTTCAAGTTCATTGTCAGTAATAACCTTTTGCCCAAATCCTTTGTTCATCGATGCACGAGCATCATCGAGGGCATCTTCAAAGGTTTCTTGAAATTTAGTGCTAGTGGATTCATCTGGTTGATATTCAGCAAAGATCCACTCTTTGTATCCAATCGCTTTTAAATTTTTCAAACGGTTAAAACCGTTCAAGAGATTGTCATTGGGATAGATGGAAGGAGTGAGACAAGATGTATCCAGTCCCTTTCCGAGAGAGACTTGAAGAACCTCATTGTCACCAGTGCCAGAGATACGAACACTGTTATCAGTATTTCCGTTACTATCTTTTGTATTAATTTGCGTCAGTTTACGCCATTTATATCCAGAAAATTTCCAACCAGGAACTTTAAGGGGTTCGGGTAGGAGTTCTTCAATCTTCATACGAAGTTCCTTGGGAACTCCCGTAAGAGGAATGCTAATCAATGTCATGTGTAAAGAGCCTTAGGGCTGTGTTGTTTACCCACATACTATACAATAAAAAAAGAGGGGTGTCAACCCCCTCTTTGAAGATTATAGTGTTTGCCCAATGCTGACAGTCGGTAAGCCATCATCGCCAAAATCAGATGTTGATTTCGGATGTTCCTTACTGCTGCTGGGCATTTTCTTTTCCCTTCTTACCAATGTTGTATTTCTGTTCCAGAATCCAATCACCCTTATCTTTATATGACAAAACTTTAATCTGATTCAATGGTGCAATATCCAACACTGTATCCTCATCTACAATAGAGATTAAACCCCAATCAGAAAGAAGACGCACAATACGATTCCGACGTTGAACATCGTTAATTGAAAGATTAGCGTGTTTTCCATCCAGCGCAAACAATTCCTTAAAGTGGACAATATAATACTTGCCCTGCTTGTGAAGAATGTGACAAGACTGATAAAGTTTCTTCTCTTTCCTAGAAGCAACTCCTATTCTTGTCAGCGTCTCTCTAACCTTTAGGAAATCATCTGGTTCATTAAGTAAGACTTCGATCATCTGATCTTGAGTCCAGTGATACTGAGGTTCCACAGTATTACTCATTTTGCTCCTCCAACGTCAAGTCGTTTTCTAATAAAATTAATCTGTTCTGTAGTCAGGATTTTCAGAGCTTGACATGCCTTTTCATTACTATATCCATAGTATTTTTTGACACTTTCGAGATCCGTGACTTTATCCTTACGGAGCCAGGGAGAAAATCTCTTCTTTTTCCTCAGACTATTTAGATAAAATTTATATTGCATGTCTTTATCTAAGTGATGATGCTTATTCATCTCATTAGCAAACAATACGCAATCCAAATGTCCAGACAGACAACGATTGACAATGTAAGGAGGATAGGACTTTATTTCTTCAGATAAATCCTCTTTTGTAAAATTAATTGAGTTCAGCCAATCCTTCAATTCCATAATTAAAAAGTAAAAGTTCTTTACGATCTCTCTGCTCACGCATATATTCACCAACTGAACGCATGGTATACGTCAAGTCGAACTCTCCGACTTCGTATCCTTTGAATCGATCTTTGACAAGCTGAGACGAATTGTAAGATATGAGTTGAGGAGCAATAAACCGATCACAATCGGCAGCAAAATCATCGTGGTTGAATCCGTTATGCATACTCCCTTTCCGTCCATAAAGGTTGCTTCCAATGTCGTAGGGGGGATCGAGGTACGTGAATACGGATTTGTTGTCTGTAAGGAGTTGTTCATAACTAAGATTAGTAATTTTCCAATTCTGAATTATTTCACTGTATCCTGGTAGTTTATCAATTCCTCGCATAGAGAAATTACTTCCTGACGCTTGTCTTGAGAAGGAGGAGGATTCAGTGAGACCAGAAAAAGAGCACTTGTTGATAATGTAAAAAGCACTAGCACGAGTCGCATTGGATAAAGATCCATCGTTTACTTCCTCCTTTGATTTATCAAATAGTTTTTTTGCAGTTTCTGGATCAGGATGTTTTGATTTTTGTTCTTTCAATTCTAGACACAAATTGTGCCCATCGTCCTGCAAAACTCTCCAAAAATTATAGAGAGGTTCATACAGATCATTAACCCAAATATCAAGGTGCGGATACTTCTTTGTAATATGAATTGCTACACTGCCACCACCAAGAAAAGGTTCACGATATTCTTTATAATCGCGAAGATCTGGAATATAAACATCCATCTTTGTACAAGCACGAGACTTGCCACCAGGATATCTCAGTGGTGTTTTAAAAGACTTCATCTAAACTCACACTCCACCATAATCTCAGTCAAACATGCAAGCATGTTTATTTCTTGATCCGCAACGAAGGCAATCTGATACTGATACTTAGCAATGATAAGCACAGCAGCAGGAATACTAGCGTTTGCCAAGGATGTATAAAGAGCATCGTAAATACGACGCATAAGTACACCAGAATCATTGTCCAGATTATCCACCACCCACTTCCGAACTTCAGGGAAGTTCTTTTGTTTAAGGTTCTGAATGAGGTTGTTGACTTTAACATCCGAGAACGTTGCCAGGATTCCAGCATCAATTGCTCCTCCCGACGAGTATCGCTGTATTTCATTTAGAACTCGACGCCAATCAGGAAAGTGTTTGTTAATTAACTCTACCAGGACCTTGTTATCATATTTAATACCCTCTGTATCCAAGATGGTTTGGATTCTTTTGAAGAAGGAGGCTGCAATTTCTTGTCTTTCTTTTCCTTTGATTCCAAATTCGACGACGGCGCATCGGGAATGGAGGGGTTCAACGATTTTGTTTTTATAGTTGCAGGTGAAGATAAATCTGCAGTTACCACTAAACTCCTCAATAAACGCCCGTAGGAGGAGTTGTACGTCGTTGGTTGTGTTATCTGCTTCATCAATGATGATGACTTTGTGTTTCGCAGTTGAAGAAATTGAGACGGTCGAAGCGAAATTTTTCGCATTGTTTCGGACAGTATCCAGGAACCGTCCCTCATCGGATCCATTGATGACATAATAGTCTACTCCTAATTCGTTGCAGAGTGCTTTAGCAACTGTTGTTTTCCCACATCCTGCAGGACCTGCGAGCAGAAGATTGGGAACTTCTCCTTTATCTAGGAAGTTTAGAAAAGTACTCTTAATATTGTCAGGAAGTATACACTCTTCAATTTTACGTGGGCGGTATTTCTCCACCCACAGAAATTCATCACGCATAATGTAAAAGGTTTATCAACCGAAAGTGGAATCAGGTTCCAGTGCAATGTAATAAGTCAGATCGTGATTCTTACTAGTGAATCTAGAGAGAAGTTTCTGAGAAACTACCACATCATAAGTTCCAGGAAGAATCTTGATATTCTCTACTTTAAAGTTAAAGTTGAATACTGCATCAGTTTCTCCAACAACCTCTTCATGAGCATTAGAAGTGTCATTCTTCTTATCGCGAACGACAAGTTTAACAACACCATTCTCACCAACGGCAGAGATGTCAGGAAGTTGATAAACAGCAGCTGCTTTCAGAAGTTTCTCAAGAACTGTAGTGGACAACTCAAAACAAACATCCTCACTAGGAAGGGAGATTTCTTTATCAGGAGGAGTAACAATTACAGAGGGATCAGCGAAGAAATACTTCGAGCGAGAACGTCCCTCTCGAATCACAACATAACCATCATTTGCAAAGTCAAGTTCAGGTTTTTGATGCAGACTCAAACCATTGAGAAATTGATTAAGATCATAGATACCAAAATCTCTAGAAAACTCTTCATTGATGGTTGCCTCAGCAAGAATATTCTTCATCACACTAATAGTGCGAAGCTTACTACCCTCTTTGAAAAGAATCGATTGATTGATAGAAGAAAAGTTTTTAAGGAGCGAAAGGGTAGAGTCAGACAGTTTCATAGGATTACGAATTTTCATCACTGAGGGTAGGTTTCACGTTGTGCATTCTTGTCATTAAAATGCATCAGAAGCACAGCATAGTGCAGAATCTTCATAATGTCACGTCGGGCGGTGCCTTTCTTATCGTAGCGAGAGGCATACTTGAGAATGTTGCTACGGCAGAAGGATTCACCATCACCACATGCTTCAATCAGATCAAGTGTTTGAACAGCATCATCACCAGCTGAATAATGCTGATTATATGTTGAGGAAATATAGTCAGTTAGTTCTTTTAGAATACGTTCTTCACTGTACTTAAATCGATTAGGATTGTTACTAGTAGTCATATCAAAGTCAAAGGAAATATGATCTTCACCATAATTACCAAGAAGATCAAGGGATACAGTGTCTGCACCTCCCCAGAAATCAATGTAATCAGATGAAGATGCTTCACTAATATTACTCGTTAGAGTAATCTCATCATGTTTTTGTTCAGACATAGCGTCGTAAAGAAAACTCCAGGAAGTCATAGTTCAGTATATCAAGAGATAGAGGTTTCGTCAACGGGCATCTCGAAATCAGCATCAACCTTGTCATACAGTTCCAAAAATGCCTGCTTGGTTTCATCATCGAAACGATTCACACAGACTTGAATTGCCTTTGCCTTGTCTCCGAAGATGTTGTATGCCTTCATGATATGAACAAGACGGCGAGTGGAGATGATCTCCTCAATACCACCATCATAGAAAGTCTTGCGGATAATGTCAGCCCAATCTCCAAGACGCTTACAGAAATCAGCATCACTGCAATATTTCTCCAAGATCTTGATTTCAATAGCAGTCGGTGGATACTCCTGCTCAAAGGTTACAGGGAATCGCTCAAGGAATGCTTCGTTGAGCACGTTAGTTCCAATGAATCGTCCATCGTCAGATCCTTTGCCTTTGGTATTGGCGGTTGCGAATACGTTGAAACCTTCTGCGGGCGCAACCCATTTGCCAATCTTCTTGAGGAAAACTCCCTTCCCTTCAAGAATAGATTGAAGACAGAGGATTTTGTTTGAGGCGAGATCGATCTCGTCAAGGAGCAACACAGCACCCCGCTGCAGGGCTTCAATAACGGGTCCGTTGTGCCAAACGGTTTCGCCATTAACAAGGCGGAAGCCACCAATGAGATCATCTTCGTCTGTTTCGATTGTAATATTTACACGGATGAGTTCTCGTCCGAGTTGGGCACACGCTTGCTCAACCGAGAACGTTTTACCGTTTCCAGACAGTCCAGTAATGAACGTCGGATAGAATACACGGGACTTAATAATTTTTTTAATATCTGCGAAATTACCAAACTTGACGAAGGTATCATCTTTTTGAGGAATAAGGTTTTGTTCTACAGCAGGCATCGCTGCAGGAGCACTATACGATACTTCGAGTTCTTGAACAGTCTCTTTTGTAACTTCAAGGTTCCACTTACCACGTCCAACTTTGTAATCAGTTAGTTTGTTGGTAATGGTTTGATAGTTGAAGTCATTCATCTGACAGAATGCCTTGATCTCGGCAGAAGTCACCGACTCACCATAGGATTCACGGAGACAATCGATGATGCTTTCTTTAGAGAGTGCCATGTGCTTTTGTTGTTTACCTGCTTATTATACACACAAAAAAGGGGGGTGGTGCCCCCTTGATGTTCACTTTTCATACCGTCCATACTTGAACTTCATTGCTTGCATCATCCATGCTTGAGCAAGACTTCGCGGTCCTTCAAGGAGAACCTTCCGAACCCTGGGATCGGTTTCCATCTGCAATGCTATTTCTTTCCAGTTCATGCCACGAGGGAGATGAATTCTCCCAGAACTTTTTTATTTAGTTTCTTTGTCTTTAGACTTTTGACAAATGCAGACTTAATTTTTGCTTTGCTAGCTCCTTCATCGACTTCAAACTCAACATCCTGAGCAAGAGCAGCACAAGACATACCAAAATATGCATCATATCCAGAGTTCCGAATTACAAAAGACTTTTGTTTCCTCCACTCAGTCTGCAGTTTAGTGGTTTCACTGTCTGTATCACTATACAACTTGATAAAACCATTAGCATCACGAGGTGCAAGCAAACGAATACCAACAAAATTCACATTGGGAAAGTTGTCCTTCAGATTCTTCAACATCACGTCGGAGAAACCATTGAAACCTCCAGACTCAAAATTGTACATGTTACCTGTCTTACGATCACGAAGAATAGTATTCCAATAATCATGACGTGAATGTCCCAAGAACTCAGAATTACTCTCCCAATAACGCTTGATTAGTTTATGACGACTGAGAGGACATGCTTCACCATCAGTCAGAACCACACACTGAACTTTCTGCAGTTTGTTTTCACGTTGAAACTTAGGAAGAATCTGATGAAGAGATACAAGTGCTTCATTCAAAGGAGTTCCTGAAAGAGTCATCTTCCTACCCC